TGTTTCCACAGTTACTATAATATCTATATCTCCGAAGTCATCTTTTCCCGGTCTGTTAATCGAACCAGATAGTCTTGCATCTGTGAACCCCTCTATCTTAGTGAGTATATTCTCGGTATAGTCCTTAACTGTTTGTTCTACTGCGGATCTAGTTATCCTACTTCCTCCTGCTGCTCCTGACATTATTTTGCATATTTCTTTAAAGGTGATTCTTCCGGTAACCTCTTACCTGTTAGACCTAACCTTTCTTGATTCTTAATCCAGTAATCTTCTAAATTTTCCGGTATATGTGCGAAAGGTCCTGTATTATCTAATATCTTTATATAGATGTCCATAACCTTTCTGTAATCTTCATCTGATAGTTCTGTCTCTAATACGTCTGATAGTTCAAAGTAGTCGTTTAGTTGGTCTTGGGTTAGGTTTATACTATACAATGTGTTAAGTAACGCTAATGCTTGTTTCGGAGTAGTCGCTTCTACCTCCCTGGTCTCTTTATCTAAAACTCCCTGTTCGTGTTTAAACATCTTACCTTTAGCAGTAAATAAGGCTAGCATTAATTGAGTTCTATGTAATCCTTTAACCACTCCCTTGTATATGTTTGAATAGTAGCTAAATTTTAACCATTCCGGATCTCCTACGTTGATGTCTACTTGTATTAGTTCTGGTTGTATTTTACCGTCTACTCCGTATTGTGGGAAGGATAAAAATAGGGAGTTAGCTCCTGCGGATTTAGGGTCAGCTCTAAGCACTTTACTTTTCTCGTTTATCTTCTCAGCAATTAATATAAGCATAGCTTTCAATTGGGATTGTGACTCTGTAGCAGTCCTTGCTCTTATTCTTATCTTATTGAAGTATTCATTAAACTTTGCTTCGTCCAAGTCCCAGCCTTGTAGATCCGGTTTACCGTTTGTGGTCAAGTGTGCTACAGGGAAAGCAACATCAATGTCACCAGACATATCCTTCTTACCTGCTGAACCTAGTTTCTCAAAAGATGTAAATGCGGAAGTTTTAGTTGGGAAAATCCTACTCAACTCCTCTACAAACTTTTCTAATGTAGGTTCGATCTTATCCTTATCTATTGGTGCAGTTGTTCCAAATACATTACCCCCTTCTGTTAGCAGTTCCCTTAGGAGGGTTATTAATTTCGTCATATTTTATAAATATCACGTTTTTAGCTTAATACTTGTTGGAAGTACTTCGGTTATTGGTTTTAAGTTAGGTTGCTTTATTAGGTAAATTTCGTAAAGGTGTTTAAAAATCCTCTTACATTCCTCAAATACAGTGGAAGTTTCCTTTAATAACCACCCTTTCCCCTGTATTACTCCTTTTTTCTTACTTTCTCCACGTGTTGATGCCTTAAGCCAAAGTATTCCCATCTTTTCAATAGGCCTTTCAAAACATTCGTTCCACCCTTGTGTATAACAGGCGAGTTGTAGGTCATAAGTATCGTGTAGATAGTTTGAGGTTTTTATATCTACCATCCATAACTTTCCGTCTATCTCTAGAATTAAATCAGCTGTTCCTGCTATCTTAAGTTCGTCTGAGAATACATGTACTTCTGATTCGACTAATATTGGTTTATATGTTTCCCAGAAGTCTACGAACTTTAGGATCATCTTCCATACTAGTAGGCTATATCTTGTTTTACCCCACTGATCAAGCCAATGTATCTCCTCACCTTTTAAATAAGCTTCTATAGCTTCATGTACTTGAGTTCCTTCATTACCTGCCCTACGCATTATAACATCTGCGTTTGCTCCTACGTCTTTTAACCAACTTTCAAAGAATTTACCTTTTGGAAAGTATGAAAGTACTGTTGTTACTGATGGGTAATATTCATCTTTGTTACGTTGGTAGAACCTACTATCTGTTAATGTGATTTGACGGGAGGTGGAGTCTGGGTGTATTAGTCTTTTGACGAATGCATCTTTCTTAATGTCTTTGTTTTTTTCAATCATAATTGAAATTTCTTTTCTATTAGGGTTTTAAAAGTCATCGGTGTGCTTTTGTGTAATAGTTTAGTAAATTCTTCAAACCCCAGCTCAGAGGGATCTTTGCCGTTAAGTTCAATTAGAAACACCTCTTTACCATGGTTTAGAAAGGTCTGACAGTACTCAAATGCTTGTTTGAGAGCATCATTGTCGAGAGCTATGAAAACTTGTTTAACACTAGATTCTACGATCTTGTGCATCAACTTCTTTGGTATTGTTTTTCCTAGTAACGGTACTGCGTTTCGTTTAATTGCCAAGGCATCAAACATTCCTTCACATATTATTAAAGGGGAGTTCCAGTTTATATGTAGACCTAAAGGTACTATGTCTTTAGAGACTTTTGGATTCTTATACTTATAATCAGAAGGTCCGAAGTTACGTCCTACAAAGTAGTTTAATATACCCTCCTCAGTGTAGGATGGCATTATTACCATATCCCTATACTTACCTGTTGCACAGAAGCCTATTTCATACCTCTTTATCTCAGTAGTACCTACACCCCTCTTCTTTAAGTATCTGAGAGCTTGCCGTGTATAGATGTTAGATGTGTCTGGGTCGATTAGGGAGATATATTCTTTAGGGAGTTCTAATAACTCTTCCTGTTGTTTTACACCATCGTAAAATGAAATCTTAACATAGCTCTTAAGTTCTTGCATCTTACTAGCCGGAGCATTTACTTTCTTAAATAGGCTAGCTACAGACTTACCTCTTGCATTACATACCCAGCAGTGCCAGTGGTTAATACCTTCCTCGTTCTCTTGGAAGTTTACTTCTAATTTGTTTTTACGGTGGTTGCAGAAGGGGCAATGGTATGATTGGTTCGCTCCCGAGGTAGTTTTCCCTTTTCCTAGTACACTATCCACGAGGTTAATAAGTAAATGATTTACCATTAGATGTAATATACGAACTATTCTTCAGACTTCCAAGTCTTTTCTAAAGTATTTACCAGTGATATTGTCGTTGTATGAATCTTCTAAGAGTACTCCGAATACGCATTGGTAATGTAATTCATAGTAAGTTAGTTGTTTTTTCGAGAAAGTCAACTTTATTATCTCTCTTTTAAAATTATCTTGTCCTAGTTGCGTAATATCTGCTAGTAGTACTCTATTAGACCCCCAGTAGGTTAACCAGTTAGATTCTTTTAAGACTCTCTTCTTTGTTGGTTTTCGACCTGGTCCGGTCTGTTCTACCATCTCCTTCTTTGTGAGTTTCTTATTTAATGTATTCTGCAGTATTTTTCTACCCACATACACCTTATTATTCTCTAGGTTTGTGATCTTATAGACAAAACCGTAACATGTTTCAGGGAAATCTTCCCTCTTATTGAATTCTGCTTCTTCGTATAACCATTTTGACATTTATACTTACCTATCTAAATTTATTAAAATTGTTGTGTCTGTTGTTTGACTTGTAGGGAGTGGTTGAGCTAGTTTTGCAATTGCTAGGAGTTCTTGATTATCGTTGTATAGACCTACCCCAGTCACATACGGTGTAAAGTTAGAAGCGGTAGCAAAGGTACTTAGTATACCGTCCTCAGGTTGGTAGTAGTAACTTGAACTATATTCAAATGAACTTGATCCGGAGATTACAGATTGATTCAATGTAAAGTTATACTCGAAAGGGTTTATTGTACATTTATACTGTGTTTCGTATATACTATAGGAAGATGAAAATGCACAAGTTAATGAAGAGGCTGTCATAAAAGCGTCTATAATACCTGTGACTGCTTCTGAGGTGTCTTTTGTTATTACAGCGATGCCGTGTTGGTAAATTACTGTTCCTACGATTGTATTCGGTGATGTGTTAAGTATTAGATTTCCTTCCCCGTCATCTACTATCAACCCTTTCGGGGAGGTTAACCTGAAAGAGTTTGGTTGTATCCTATCTCCGTAAAGGCTCTGTGGTATTGAGTATACTCCTATTGTTGCATTTGACGCGGTTGGGAAATACCTTTCAAACGTTAAATCTGTCTGTAGGTAGTTTTCATACCTCCCTGCAGAAGATGCCGGGCCTGATGTATATTCATTCGGAAGTATTATAGGTATCGATACATTATCCCCGTAACTTGAACTTTGGTAGTTGGAGTAGTAGAGTTCACTTATTGTCTTATATACTAGTCTCTGGTATTCTATGGATATGGTACCGGTGTTTGATTCTCCTGTTGAGAATAGTCCGGTTATGTTTTTACCTGTAAGCATACTTATCCCGGCACTGTTTATAACGGCAGGTGATTGATATGCGAAAGATTTATTGACCTGTAAAGGTGTTACTATTATATCAGATGCTAGCAGTGGTTTGTAAACGCTCATTCATTTTAAAAGTCTAATTTCACTCTTAATAAAGTCTCCTTAGTAAAGTCTTTTGTTAATGGTTTTGAGAGTTTAGCTACAGCTAGTAATTCGTTTACGTCGTTATATAATCCTACAGACGTTACGAAAGTTTGTGGTGAGTTTATTTGAGATGTGAATAATACATCCCCTGTAGATCCTGATATAAATGATGGATTCTCAGAGTAGTTAAATTCAGAATTTCTAGCTCTTATAAATACGTAATCTGATGACAGTGTCTCTTGGCTGTTTACTGCGAAAGAAGCAGCACTAGATCCGGAGATAGCATTAAATATAATACCTATGTTACCTCCTGCTGAGTCGTTTGTTCGATTATGAGCTACACTACCGGAGAAAGCTAATGGGTTTAGTATTATTGTTGAAATATCCGGTAAGAATAATCCATAAGATCCAGAAGCGGTGCTGTAACCTGTACCTCCGTCGTAAGATGTTCCGTTAGATCCTGATATAACTTGATAAACTCTACCGCATTCAAGGAATGTAGCAATTGGTGTATCTATAGAGTTATCTGTCAACTGAAATATATTACCTGTAGATCCTGATATTTTTATATTAAGGGTACCTGGTAGTAGTTTCTCTTTATATCTTGCCCTCTCTACGGAGAGTGCCCAGAAGAACTCAGAAGTGGTACCTGCAAAATTAAAGTCCAGATTTTCATCTCCGTATATTAGGTTTCTAAATTGACCGTATACAGTTCTTGTAGGAGAAGCACCGGGCACAAGGTCGTTGTAGTTTGCACTCCCGGAACCCTTCTTATCTCCATAAGCTATTGCGAATTGTACACTACCTGTTGTGGCAGTCTTATAAACGTTCTTGTAGTAAGGGTCGTTTGTACTTGCTACAGAACTTGTAAAAAATGTAGTAAGGGTCGGTGTTTCATCTGACCATACTGTAGAGGTTATTGAGTCTACACTTACTAGGAAGTCTTCTATATCTAATTTCTTATATGACATATTGTGTTTTTACTTTAGCTACCCTACTTTATTGACGGTTACTGGTATTGATACTCTTGCTCCAGAATCTCTACCTACTACTTGCAGAGTAGCGGTGAGAGCGGTGTTGGTTCCAAATAAGGTGTTTATAGTGGTTGTTGTAAATCCTAAGCTGGTCCCTATTACTGTTTGTGATACTGCTGTTCCTATTGTAGTGGTTGAGTTTAAGGCTGCTACTTCCGGTGTATTAATACCTACTCCGTTGAAGGAGTTAAATAACCTTACATCCGAGATAGTGAACGTATATCCGTTAGTCTCATGAACCTGTGCTTGTGATAGGTAATTTAATGTTTGAGGTCTTATTGAGAAGGCTGCTCCTTGTTTCAATGTTATTTGAGGGAACCCTAAATCTAGTACAGGCATTCTAGCGGTTCCTCTAGGCAGTGTTACGAGCTTGTATTTCATTACTTGAGTCTGGTCTGGGAATGCTTCTAATACTGGCATGTTCTCTATAGCTTCTCCGTAAAACCCGGACCCGGAAGGGTGTGTAGGGTTATACATGCTGTAATCTACTTCATCGTCGGATAGTGCAAATTGAGTAATTCTAAAGG